CGATCCCGCAGGGAACATCAAGGCGGACAAGGAGAAATCCACAGAGAAGATCGACGGCGTGATTGCGCTCATTATGGCACTGGATCGTGCGATTCGGTGTGGGAATGATACGTCGGAATCGGTGTACGAGAGTCGCGGCGTGTGGGTGTTTTAGATGGTTGAATTTGCGTAATGGGTAGATGAGACTTAACAAATTGGTATATCACACCATGTTATACACTGCCTATTTGTTTTCAAATTCTTTTTTTAGTTTTTTCATATCAGCATTTACAACGGTATTCCACTGATCAATGGCATCGGTGGGAATAGGTAGCCTTATGTTATCACCTGATTGAGATGAAATTTCTAAATAAAGTTTATCAACATTTTGTATAAAGTTCCCCCATTTGGGTGATTCTACTGAGAAATACTCAGCAGCGGAGCTATGCATATTTAATTCAATAATTTTAGAAGTTCCATCATTAGCTACTACAATGAATCGAGGTTTATGATTTTTGTTAATTAAAGCGTCGAAATCCATACTCCAACTGCAAGTAAGTGATGTTGCAATATCGCTAGGACCGAGCGTAGCCGTATTTCTGTATTTTTGTACTAACAAGGTAAAGCCACCATATTGTTCATGCTCTTCATATAGTTTGCTTGTGTATAAAAAGAAACCATCCTGTGATTGCGTTGTTATGGCAGGCCCTTTTATCTTGAAACCATCAATATATCGTAGATTCTTCTGTTTAGATGAATTTGCATTTTGATCATCTAAGGTATTCTCGTTCAGAGTATTTTTTGTTGATGATGCCAACTCAATATTTGCACCAGAATTAGGTGATGTGTTTTCGAAATCTCCCTTTGTAGCAGTATCATCTCCTACGGAGACGGATGTATTATCATAAGTATTTTGGTTGGGGGATTTAGCTGAGGGATCAGTTTCTCCAACATTGACACTTATGGGGTCTGGGGCTTTATCTTGAACAACTGAAGCATACTTATGAGTGCGCTCTGTACGCACAATCGTTTCGGCGAACGCATCAGAAGATAGGGTACTTGCGATAAGTAATGAAAGCAATATGCATTTCCCGTGTTTAGAAATAATCATAGTCTCTACCTCACTATAAATTATTTATAGATTTAATGCTGATGAGCCAAAGCTAAGAGCAAAATATCCCCATATTTCTTGCTATGAAATATCCTTTTATTATTAATTCGTTAAAACATTAGATATTCCTGTTCGTTGCTCAAAAATCCTTATGTTTCGAAAACATAATTCTGTAAAGGAGCGTGATGCTCATGAACTTCTTCACAAAACTCTTCCGTTCACGGGACAAGCCCATGAATCACCTCGGCGGCTTGTCCTTTTTGTTTGGTCAGACGGTAGCGGGCAAGGCGGTCAACGAACGTACTGCAATGCAGACAACGGCAGTCTATGCCTGTGTCCGTATTCTTGCCGAATCCATCGCAGGATTGCCGCTCCACGTCTACGCCTACAAAGCTCAGGGAAAAGAGCGCGTGCCGGAGCATCCGCTGTACTTTCTGCTCCACGATGCGCCGAACCCAGAGATGACGAGTTTCGTATTCCGCGAGACTCTCATGGCACATCTCCTTCTGTGGGGAAATGCTTATGCCCAGATACTTCGAGATGGCAGGGGGCGTGTTCTCGGACTCTATCCGCTGCTCCCGGATAAGATGGAGGTGAGCCGTGACAGCCGCACAGGCGAACTCTACTATACTTACACGCGAAGCACGGAGGAGAATCCGAATTTTGCGGACAAGGGGCAGATTCGTCTGCGGCGTGAGGATGTCCTCCACATTCCAGGACTCGGCTTCGACGGTCTGGTCGGCTACAGTCCCATTGCTATGGCAAAGAACGCCATCGGGATTGCTCTGGCAACGGAGGAATACGGCGCGGCATTCTTCAAGAACGGTGCGCGTCCGGGCGGTGTTCTGGAACATCCGGGTGTTCTCAAAGACCCGTCAAAGCTCCGTGAGAGTTGGCACGCCGTTTACGGCGGCACGATGAACACGGGCAGGATTGCTGTTCTTGAGGAAGGTGTAAAGTATCAGCAGATTGCTATACCGCCCGAGGAGGCGCAGTTCCTTGAGACGAGGAAGTTCCAGATCGACGAGATTGCACGGCTCTACCGTGTGCCGCCGCATATGGTAGGGGATTTGGAGAAGTCCAGCTTCTCGAATATCGAGCAGCAGTCGCTTGAATTTGTCAAATACACACTGAATCCATGGGTCGTTCGTTGGGAGCAGTCGCTTCAAAAGGCATTGCTGACGGACAAGGAGCGGAAGGATTACTTCATCCGCTTCAACGTGGACGGGCTTCTGCGCGGAGATTACAAGAGCCGTATGGAGGGCTATGCCATCGGGCGGCAGAACGGATGGCTCTCGGCGAACGACATCCGCAGTCTTGAGGACATGAATCCCATCGAAGCAGACGAGGGCGGCGATCTGTACCTCATCAACGGGAATATGACAAAACTGAGGGACGCAGGTTTATTCGCCAACAAGAAAGGAGAGGGCGATGAAACGTAAATTTTGGAACTGGGTGCGGAACGAGGGAGAGAAGCGAATCTTGCTTCTGGACGGTGAAATCTCGGACGAAACGTGGTGGGGCGATGAGATCACTCCCCAGATGTTCCGTTCTGAACTGAATGCCGCCGAGGGAGATATTGACCTCTGGATCAACTCTCCGGGCGGCGACTGCTATGCGGCGGCACAGATCTACAATATGCTCATGGAGTATAAGGGGAACGTCAATGTCAAGATTGACGGGATTGCCGCCTCTGCCGCATCCGTCGTCGCGATGGCAGGATCGACCGTCGAGATTTCTCCCTTGGGAATGCTGATGATCCACAACCCGATGACTGTTTCCATCGGCGATACACACGAGATGGAGCGGACGATTACCTTCCTTGCCGAAATCAAGGAGAGCATCATCAACGCCTACGAACTCAAGACGGGACTTTCCCGTGCGAAGATTTCGCGGCTGATGGATGCCGAGACATGGATGAACGCAAAGAAAGCGGTGGAGCTTGGATTTGCGGATTCCGTTCTCTATGAGAATCGGGAACATCTCACAAGTGCTGCGGCAGACGGGCTGATCTTCTCCCGTGCCGCCGTCACGAACTCTCTGCTCTCGAAATTCGGGCAGGGGACACACAATGTCGATGCAGAGCCGCTCAAACGACGGCTCTTTTCTATTTCACACTAATGGAGGAATAAGAACATGGATAAGATCATGGCAATGCGCGAGAAGCGTGCAGAAATGTGGGAACAGGCAAAGCAGTTTCTGGATTCTCATGAGAAAGACGGGCATCTCACAGCCGAAGATGCCAAGGCGTATGAGCAGATGGAGAACGAGGTGCTTGCGCTCGGGAAGGACATCGAGCGCATGGAGCGTCAGGCGATTCTCGACGCGCAGCTCGCAAAGCCTGTGACAGCGGCGATCACCAACACTCCGGGCGCATCTCTCAATGCAGAAAAGACGGGGCGTGCAAGCGAGGCATACCGTACGGCAATGCTCAAAGCACTTCGCACGAACTTCCGACAGGTGGAGAACGTCCTGCAGGAGGGCGTGGATGCCAACGGCGGCTATCTCGTTCCCGAGGAATACGATCAGCGTCTCATTGACGTTCTGAATGAGGAGAACGTCCTGCGTCCGCTTGCGACGGTGATTACCACGAGCGGGGAGCATAAGATCAACATTGCCGCCACAAAGCCCGCCGCATCGTGGATTGAGGAGGGGGCACAGCTCTCCTTTGGTGAGGCGACCTTCGATCAGATCGTTCTCGATGCGCACAAACTTCATGTTGCGGTCAAGGTGACGGAGGAGCTTCTCTATGACAATGCCTTCAATCTCGAGAACTACCTCATCGAACAGTTCGGCAAGGCACTGGGCAACGCTGAGGAGGATGCATTCCTGAACGGCGACGGGACGCACAAGCCGAAGGGACTTCTCACATCGGCAAAGACATCCGTCACCACGGCGGCAGCCGATCTCAAGGCAGACGAACTCGTGACGCTCGTCTACAGCCTCAAGCGTCCTTACCGCAAGAATGCGGCGTTCATCGTCAATGACCAGACGCTTGCAAGCATTCGTAAACTCAAGGACGCGAACGGTGCATATTTTTGGCAGCCGTCCTACCAGATGGGCGAACCCGACCGTCTGCTCGGCTATCCTGTGTATTCCTCGGCATATATGCCCGCTATCGAGGCGGGCAAGACCGTCATTGCGTTCGGCGACTACTCCTACTACAACATCGGGGATCGCGGTACCCGCTCTCTGCAGGAACTCAAGGAGCTGTTTGCGGGCAACGGCATGGTCGGCTACGTCATGAAGGAGCGCGTGGACGGCAAGCTCGTGCTCGAAGAGGCTGTGCAGACGCTCAAGATGAAGGGCTGATGTATGGAATCGCTGATAAATTCAGCACCAATTTGACAAATTTTCGTTTTTGCGGCAAAGAGGGGAGGTGGTTTTATGCTTGTGCCGCTTGCAGCAGTCAAGCAGTATCTGCGGATTGACGGCGATGAGGAGGATGATCTCCTCACACACTTTACGGAAACGGCAGAACAGATTTGTACTGCATTACTGCGTGTGAAGAAGCTGTCCAAGGTTGAAGATCAGGCGATTGTTCGTGTTGCAATCCTCTACGCCGTGTCCTATCTCTATGAACATCGGGAGGAAGCGGATCACAGAGGGCTTGCCTTGACACTGCGCTCACTGCTCTTTGGTGTGCGGAAGGAGGTCTTTTAGGTGAGAGTGTCCATGAGCGAACTGCGTCACCGAATTTCCATTCTGCGTCCTGTAACGGATACGGATGATGAGGGAAATATCCTCTCATCGTCGGAGCAAGAGGTTTCAAAGGCATGGGCGCTCGTTCTGCCGTTTGCCGCGAAAATCTCTGACGGCTATGCGGAGAAGGTGCAGGAGGTGGATTACCGCATTGTGATCCGCTACCGCACGGATGTGCGTGTGACGGATCGTATCTGTTGGGGAGATAAAACGCTCACACCCATTGCGCCGCCGTATCCACTCGGCGGGAAGAAGCGATGGCTCGTTCTGGAATGCAGGGAGTTGGTGGAAGATGACTAGATATAGAGGCTTCGTCTCTGCCGAGAAAATCCTCTCGGAACTCGGCGCAGAGGCGACGGCTGCGGCAAAGGAGGCACTCGCCGCCGGAGCGGACGATGTGGTCGCAGAGGCAAAGAACCGCTGTCCCGTCTATACAGGAACAGATAAGCGCGTGGTAAAGGGCGCACTGCGCGACTCCATCCATAAGCGACTGCGACGCAAGGACGGCTCCATTTGGAGGATCGCAGCGGATGCGGCATCTCAGGATGGCGTATTCTACGGTACACTTGTCGAATTCAGCCCGCGCATCAACAAGCCGTTTCTCTATCCCGCGCTTGATGCCAAGAAGGACGGGATCCGTTCTGCCATCGTTGATGCCGTCCGTATGGCAATACGGAGGATGGGGAAATGAGCACGGCACGGATGGTGTATCAGGCACTTGTGCGCTCCAAGACACTCTCGCAGCTTCTCGCTCACGGAAAGAAGGGCATCTATCACGGGCGCAGTCCCGATGCGGGAACGTATCCGATCATCGTCTATTCCGTCATTTCCGACGTTCCTGCGCTCTCAGCAGATGGTGCGGAGTTGGAACGCCGAATCACGGTGCGCATCCACATTCTGACGAAGGACGGACGGTTTCGAGAGATTCATCGCGCTGTGCAGAACGCACTTCTGCCGCTCGGCTTTGTCCGTGCACAGACGCAGGAGATTGTCGAGAAAGATATATTCGTGGAGATCACAGATTACAGAACAGCAATGGAGGGAGAATAAAATGCCAAGTCCAACACCAACAGGAAAGCCCGCCGCAAATCTTACGAGCGGCCAGTTCATCAACATCCAGAAACTTCATATCGCAAAAATGCTCACCGATGTGGCAGGAGGGGCAGCGACCTACGAGGCTCCGATTCCGCTTGGGAAGCTGCTCCGCAAAGTGGACATCAAGCCGCAGACGAATCAAGCGGAACTTTTCGCCGACGGACAGTCCGTGGATACGGCATCCAATACCGCATCCTACGATTTGACCTTCGATACTGCCGCGCTTCCTTTGGAATACACAGCCTATCTTTTAGGACACAGTATTGAAAACGGCGTGATGAAGGCGGGCAAGGACGATGTTGCGCCGTACTTCGCCATTCTCTTCCAGTCGGACAAGCGCAACGGCAAGAAACGGTTCACTAAATTCTACAAAGTCCAATTCACGGAACCCTCGGAGAGCGGCAACTCGAAGCAGGAGAGCATCCAGTTCGACACA